CAGAAGAACTGATCAATAGAGCAAAGCACTCTAAAGATTCTTCCACCCTCAACTACATCCTCAAAGCATTCAATTACGACTATCGTAATAACGCTGCAATTCCTAAACTGATGCAGCAGATCGCCAAGTGGGATCGTAAATATCAAAGAACTATACGAGCATCTCGTCGTCCTAAATAATCCTTACTGGGATCTTTTTAGGAACTTTCGTGACTGCAAACACCGTATTATCAGACATTAACGAAATTTATACAGGCTATGTATTGGCAGGTAATAAATGGTTTGACTCGTCTGCTAAATTACAATATGATCAGCGTGTAAAGCAAGCTAAACCAGAAGAAGTAGCCGACGCTGAGGGTAAAGCCAGAGCGATGGCAGAGTATTTTATTGATTGGGCTAAAGACAATAAATACAAAGGATTCGTTAATAAAGTTTGGTGGACTGCTAGACCAAACTCTATGACATCAGCAGTGGGTAGATTTGTAGATCAGAAAAAGAATCCCACTGATATATTAGTTAAGTTTAATGATGGTCCAGCAGATGGATTTTTAGGATTGTCTGCTAAAGCAACTCAAGGATCAGGTGATATTGGATTTAAGAATCCAGGTGTTGGAACTATTGATACTAATCTTACTATGTCTCTTGCCAATGATTATAAGTTATTATTGCAAGATACTATAACTAGATTTAAGTTACCAAACCCTGCCACTGAAAGAAAGATCTATATCAGGACACACCCAGAAGTCAAGAAAGAGACTGAAGAAATTGGTGTGAAGATGATGGCAGAGATGAGAGATAAATTATTAGAGAGACTATTAAAATTTAAACAACAAGAGTTGTTAAAATATCTTCTCTCTGATTGGATGGATGCTGAGATACAGTATCCACCATATATTAAAGTTACAGGGCAGGGAAGTAAACCTCCTTATAAAGCAACAGTGATGGATCCAGTGAAGAACGAAAAACTAGATGCGTTATCAAAGTATCCCATCACTTTGGAAAAGGTAGGCAACGAATCAATTGGCGTAAAAGCTGGTGCCAAAAAGATTATGAAGATTCGTTTTAAATTCGAGTCAGAAAAGATGGCATCATCTTTAAAACTCTCAGGGGATCCATGGTAAACATATGTTAAATTTCAAACTATTTCTTAAAGAAGAAGCACTAAACGAAGAATTGCTTTTAGAAGCAGAATCTTCATCGGTAGAGTCAGATGATAAAGGTAAACTCCACGAGTTACTTTTAGCAAAGTATCTGCATCCACAGACCAAACTTCCAGAACATCATCGTTCAATGTCTGATAATCCAGACCATGCTGGTACTCCAGAACAAGTTCATGATAAACTAAAAGAAAAGATTCCATCTGCAGCCTATGACGAAATTGATCGCCATGCAAAACAATCTGCAGAAGCATTTAAGCAAAGCATGAAAGACCAAGGACATATTGGTGATCATGCTCATATCGGTAATGTTCACTGGACATCCAACGCTGACAAAGCAAATGTCGCAGGTGACCATGAGAAGACTACTGGTGTTAAAGATGTAAACTCCAACGCTGACTTGATTGTTACGCTACACGACAAAGAAGGTAAGCCAGTCGGACATCATGGCATCTCTGCCAAGTATGGTTCACAAGAACCGAACTATCGTAATCCAGGACTTGATGCATTAGAAAAGACTGCTAAACTACAATCTGGATCTCTTGGTGCTCCAATGCAACACCATACTGATGCCATGGAGAAAATGGGTTACACTGGTTCAGCAGATCAAAGAAACATTCAAACTAAAATTGACGAAATGCCTATCAACGACATTCGTCAGAAACATGCAGAGGGTCTTGCTGCAATTCAAGCAGGTAAGAAACTCTCTGGTAAAAAGAAAATCATGCATGAACACTTGGAGAAATTTATTCAAGCACATGATGCATTACCAGAAAAGAAACAAGAAGCATTCCGTCAACAAGCAAATCAAAGAGCAGAAACTGCTCGTGCATCTAACCTTGCTGCAAGAACTCAAATGACTCAATCGTTTGCTACAGGTATGGCTCAACACAAGTCAGAAGATCTAGCAAATATCATTCGTCAGAATGTGTCACCAAATACTCACATTCCTCATACAGTTGTGCACAGTAAAGTTAAAGAAAGCGGAGAAGCAGAATCCGTAATTAAACCAATGCACAGTTTAGCAGATGAACACTTGTCGCAATTTAAGCCAGACTCTTTACATGTAGTTCCAGGAAAGGGAACATCAGTTACCATTAAAGGTATCCATGCTAAGACTAACAAGCCAGTAGTTGCTGCACGATATACGATTAAATCATCCTCTGGTGCTCACAAGAGCGCAGTAGGTACTTTCAAGCTACAATAATCCCCTCAATTTTGTAGGGTTATTGCTTGACAATTATTGCAACTTAGGGTATAATAGTAATATGATACTAGGATTTAGAGACTTTTTAACTGAGGCTGCACCGACTGAAGAGGGTGCAAAACTCAAACACATTACTCACGCTGAGGATCGTCCACTGTTCCACGGAGCAGACGGATTCAAACATGCATATGATGCTTTACATGGTGCACACTTTCATACCAAACAAGGTACGAACTCCAACAAATTGACAATGAAGTATGATGGTTCGCCATCTATTGTTTATGGTCATAATCCAGAGAACAATAAATTCTTTGTTGCTTCAAAGTCAGCATTCAACAAAAGTCCAAAGTTAAATTATACACCTGAAGATGTAGAAAAAAATCATGGACATGCTCCAGGTCTTGTAGAAAAACTCAAAGCAGGTCTTGAACACTTACCAAAGATTGCGCCAAAGAAAGGTGTATATCAAGGTGATGTTATGTTCACAAAACCTGATGTTAAGAAAGATGGAGATAAAACTTCTTTCACACCAAACACTATCACTTATACTGCATCTGGCGAGAAAGCCAAAGCAATCAATAAAGCAAAGATAGGTGTAGTCACTCATACCAAATACGAAGGAACAAACCTTAGCAACATGCGTGCCACTGGTAATGTTTCTGAGGGTGAGTTTGGTTCTCATCCAGATATGTTCCACCACACTGCCAGCTATGATGCTGCTGGTGCAAAGTACTCTGAGCAATCTCAACAGAAAGTGCTTGGTGAATTATCCAAAGCCAAACAGATTCATGAGAAGTCTGGCGACAAAATGTACAAAGCCATTCACCCAGAGCATAGCGGTGAGTCAGGACATCTGGCAACTTACATCAATCAAACAGTTCGTACTGGTGAAACTCCTACCAGCGATGGATTTAAAGACCATGTGTCATCACAACTAAAGAAGAAGTTCGACAAGATTAAAACTCCTGCCAAGAAGCAAGAGATTATGAATGATGCTGGTGCTCAATTAGCGCACATTGATAAGAACAAAGAACACTACGACAATCTACTAAAGATGCATAGTCATCTTGCCAATGCAAAGAATGAATTGGTGAGTAGTCTAGAAACAAACGAAGGTGGTTATGCTCATGCCATCGGTGGTGTTGCTTCCAAGCCAGAAGGTTTTGTTTACAATCATACTCATAATGGCGTAACAGAGCCAACCAAGTTAGTCAATCGTGCAGAGTTTGCTCGTCAGAATCTATTGAAGTCTCGTGGCGGTCAAGCAGGTAATACTAATGCTGCTGAGAATCACCATACACTGGCATTTGGTCGTATGAATCCTCCAACTGCTGGTCATGAGAAACTTGTTCAACATATGCATGACACTGCCAAGAAATTTGGTGGTGGTCATACTCTAGTTCTATCTGGTTCTCACGACATCACTCCAGCTGATAAGAAAAAAGGTAAGAATCCTCTTTCTCCTGAACAAAAACTAACACATGCTAAGAATGCCTTTCCTGGAACTAATATCAAAGTTGCTGATAAACAAAGTCCAACTATCCTTCAACAAGCATCAGACTTACATAAACAAGGTGTGACTCATCTCCACTTTGCTGGTGGTGAAGATCGTAAACCAATGGCTGACCTACTCAAGAAGTATAATGGAGTTAAAGGTGCTCATGGAGAGTATAACTTTAAAGACATTACATTTGAGAACGCTGGTAAACGAGACGAAAATGCTAAAGGTGTTGAAGGTGTTTCTGGAACTAAACTAAGAGGATTAGCATCGGCAGGTAAGAAAGAAGAATTCCATTCTCATCTATCCAGTCAGATGAAACCAGAACATAAAGATGCTCTTTACAACGACCTAAGGAAAGCGATGAAATGAAAAGATTAATCCTAGCACTATCATTAGTAGTTCTTTCTGGCTGTGCAGTAATCTTTCCCAAGCCACATGACCCAGTCATGTTTGGTCAAGCAATCGATGTTAAAGTAGGACTAAGTAAGATTAGTTGTGAAGACAAATCCAACTGGCAACCAGTCTTGGACAAAATAGAAATCCTCAAAGTTTACTCTACTGAACGAGGTGATCCTCAATCGAATGCATTTGGTAAAATGGAAGAAGCATTAAAGAAAGCCAAAGATAGCAAAAGTAGTACTTTCTGCGAGAGCATTGTTAAACTTAATAAAACTAGAGTCGATGTAACCATCGATGCTTGGAAAGGTAGATAAATGAGTATCCTCAACGAATTAAGAGAGCATGCTGGACTGGGTGGTCCAGCAGCATCATTGGCAAACGAACTGCTAGTTATTCACGAGAACTATGCAGCAGGACAACTAACCTCTGAAGAGTACGCATTCCTTTTACAAGAGATAGCTGACATCCGTGCACAACAAGAACTAGCATCAGACGAAATCGCCTGTCGTTGGATCGTTGCTGCAGCACAAGGCTTACTGGCTGTGATGTGAGGATATAAACTCCTAAATAATATGTACTACTTTATAGATGGATCGTATGAAAGATTATAGACAATTAATCAAAGAATTACCGTCAACAACCTTAGTTTGTGCCTTCGGAGATTTCGATCCTCCAACTAGCGCACATGAATTAATGGTTAAGACTGTCAATAGACTGTCAGAGCAAAAGAATACTGACCATGTCATCTACGCATCCACTAAAGATAGCCTGATTCAAGAAGAGAAAAAGGAACAATACCTAAAGTTAATGTTCCCTAAGACTAAGTTCAAATCTGTGAACGAGTCTAAGATTAATAATCTTCTAGAAGATTTGGGTAAGAAATACAAGAAGATTGTAATAGTTACTGGAAGCGAACAAGTCGATAAACTAAAGAAACTTGTTAAAGAAAATACCTCCATTCAAATTATTCCAATCACGGAAAAGAATCCTGATGCTAACTATGCTAAAATGAAGCAGTTGGCAACCAAAGGATTATACGAAGAATTTAAGAAGAAGCTACCAAGCAACATTCGTGAACTTGATGGTCGTCGTCTAATGAACGATGTCCGTATTGGCTTAGGTTTAGAACCAGTCAAAGAAAACTTAATTTTAGTTAAAGATAAACTGCGTGAGCAATACTTTCGTGGAGAGATTTTTAACGAAGGTGATATTGTAGAATCAAATGGTGAACAATTTACTATTGTTAAGCGTGGTTCAAATCATTTACTATTAAAAGAACAATCTGGTAATCTTGTTACCAAATGGATTCAAGATGTTAAACCTACGGAAGAAAAAGAAATGAACGAAGGTGTTATACAACAAAACGGCACAGATAAGTTAGAGCCATCTACTTCTGACACTGGTGCAAAACAAGATGCAGATCCAAAACCAAAAGGTAAGGTTAAAGGATTCATGACATTCTATAACTTTGACACTAAAGACCCCGTTAAAGAAGAAACAGATCCTGCAGCCAAAGAAAGAATGAAAGCCCAATTGGCTTTCAAACACGCTAAAGAAAAAGAAACTCTTGCTACTAAACATACACAAGAAAAAGAAAAACTTCAAACAGAAGAATTAGAAGAAGCCAAAAAGAAACCAGTTTGCCCACAGTGCGGTGAACACGAATGTAAATGTGGTGAGCAAAGACCTGGAATTGGCACTGATTCAACGATGTCAAAAGATCCATTCTTCAAAGAAGATTTTACTGAAGAAGAAATCGATGAGATGGTAAACTCTGTCACTGATCAAGACATCGAAGATCTTTATGAAGAAGATGAACTTGTATTAGTCTACGATGACGATGGTGAAGAGATTCCACCACTACAAGAAGAAGCCAAGTATGATTTGATGGAAGTACTATCCCGCACAGAGCGTATGAGAGGTAAGATGCGTCTTCGTAAAACTTCTGCAAAAAGAGGTCGTTCAACTAAGATTGCATTAAAACGATATTCAAATCCAGCAACAATTAATAAACGAGCAAGAAGATTAGCGATCAAACTAATGAAGAAAAGAATGCTTCGTGGTCGTGACTACTCTAAAGTTTCTGTTGGTGAAAAAGAAAGAATCGAAAAAACACTATCACAAAGAAAAGATGTCATCAGTCGTGTGGCACAGAAGTTGGTATCTCGTGTTCGTAAAGTAGAGAAAGCCAGAATGTCTCACGGTAAAGTAACCAAAGGCACTATGCCTAGCGTATTTTAAGGAAAGTAAAAATGTTATCGTTTGATCAATTTTTAAATGTACTTTGCGAAACTGCTGATGCAGGATTAGCAGGAAAAGCCAGTAAATCTGGTATATCAATTGGTACACTGCGTAAAGTATATCGTCGTGGTGTAGCTGCATGGAACTCTGGTCATCGTCCAGGAACTACTCCACAACAATGGGGTATGGCTCGTGTAAACTCTTACATTGGTAAAGGTTCTGGTACTTATCATGGTGCTGATAAAGATCTTCACGAAGAAGAATTACTAGAAAAGAAACTACCTGAAGTGCCAAAAGATAAAGAGTCTGGTCTGCCAAAGAAGTATGTTGCTGGTCTTTCTGCGTCAACAGCAAAAGCCAGAGCAGCACATTTTGATAAGATGGATAAGAAAAGCGATAGCGATCCATCCGCATATGAACCAGCACCTGGAGATGCAAACGCTAAAACTAAACCTAGTAAACATACACTAAAGTATCGTGCGATGTTTGGTGAAGAGATGGACGAAGAGATCTACGAAGCGTGCTGGGATACTCACAAACAAGTTGGTATGAAAAAGAAAGGTGACCGTATGGTTCCTGACTGCAGACCAAAGAATGAAGAAGCTGAACTAGATGAAGCTGGACTTTGGGCTAATATTCATGCAAAGCGTGCAAGAATCAAAGCTGGATCTGGCGAAAAGATGCGCAACCCTGGAAGCAAGGGTGCACCAACACCAGCACAAATTTCATCAGCCTCAGAAGAAGTTGAATCACAGTTTGACTTAATCGAATCAGTTGTTACAGAAATGGCACTGTTACATAATCTAGATCCAGAGTACATCTGGGAAAAGTTTGAACAGTTTAGTGATGAAGAGTTACTAGAGTATGCAGTTGATGCCAAAGGACACAAGTCTTCTACTGGTGGTCTTACTCAAAAAGGTCGTGACGCATACAACGCTGGTGGTGCTAATCTAAAAGCACCAGTTACCACTGCTCCATCTAAATTAAAAGCTGGAAGTAAAGCAGCAAATCGTCGTAAGTCTTTCTGTGCACGAATGGGTGGCATGGAAGGTCCAATGAAGAAACCAAATGGCGAGCCAAGTCGTAAAGCACTCGCACTAAGAAAGTGGAACTGCTAAATGGCACTCAAGCACATAATTAAACACACTGAAACAGAAATTGTTTTCAAGTGTTATATAACCTCAGCAACTGGTGGTGATATTGATTTAAGTCTTGTCACTGACATGACTAAACCAACTCAGGTATATGTAACACCAACTAGCATCCCAGATGAAACTGGCGGTGCGTTGGTTCAATACACTGGTTCAAGAGTTTTTATTACAGGTATTTGGTGGGGCGCTAAGAAAGATAAACAGTTAGATATAACAAGAATACTTAATCCAACTGGTCCAGTTTTACATAGTCATTACTATTTAATTAATACTGGTTATTATGATTTTGGTCATAGTGGAATCGCAGACAGAGTTTATGCCAATAGAGATATTCGCTTGGCATTTGATGGTCCAGGACATTGCATTCTTCGTCTAAGAAAAGAAGGTTGGAATCCAAAAGTTGAGACTGCTGTATTTGGTCCGTACGATGATGTAACTCAAGTAGGAAGTTAAAAATGAATGAAACGATACTAGAAGCAAGAGTCTGTCTAAGCAATACATTTTTGATGTATTTTAAGGCACACTCTTATCACTGGAATGTGGAAGGTAAAGACTTTCCTCAACTACACGAATTCTTCGGTAATCTATACGAGGAACTCTATGGTGCAGTCGATACATTTGCAGAAGAACTCCGTGCAATGAACGAGTATGCTCCAAGAAACCTAGATGAGATTTATACTCATAAGTCAATCGATGCAGGTAATGTTGGACACACTCCAGAGACAATGCTGGCTGATTTACTTGCAGCGAACAACGAAAGCATTGTTCGCCTAAATAAGTTATTCGATCTACTAACTACTGCAAAAGAGCAAGGTTTTGCTGATTTTGTGGCTGCTAGACTAGATGCACATAAGAAACACGGATGGATGCTAAGATCTATCCTAAAAACTACTGGGGAATAAGATGGAATTCAAATCATTTATGGAAGCATTGAAGGGCAAGCAACATAAGATCGACAAGAACAAGAATGGTAAAGTCGATGCCCATGACTTCGAACTTCTTCGTAAGGAAGAAACTGAAGAGCTAGAAGAAGATCATCTGGTGGACTATCGTAGATATACTCAAGCTGCTAAGAATGCAAAAGCCAAAGGCGATCATGATATTGCTAAAGACGCTGAAGCAAAAGCTAATAAATCTGCTGAACACTATAAACGCATTACTGGTAAAACTGCAACATTTAACGAAGAGTCTGAAGAGCTAGATGAAATTCATCGCATGAAGACTAAACTTAATACACTTGACGATATTAGCAATAAATCAGTTGCTCGCCAAAAGTTAAGCAATCTTATGAAGTCTGGTAAAGCCAGAGGTGCTTTAATTGCCAATAAGATGCGTACTCTAAACATGGGTGACGATTTAGATCAAGAAGATCTAGACGCACTATATGAAGTTCTATCCAAAGATGCCAAAGCTGGTGATTACATTTCTGATTTCGTACATAGCACTAATCCAAAGTTTGATGGTAAATCTAAGAAAGAGCGTATCAATATGGCTCTTGGTGCTTACTATAATACTAATAAGAAAAAAGATGGTATGTCTGAAGGTAATGGCTACGATGACAATCGTCGTGGTTTTGGTAAACCTCCTCGTGAAGATGACGAGTACCATGTTCCAGATCCAGAGATGAAAAAGATCAAAGTAAAACAAGAAGAACTTACAGGCAATCAACATAAGATTGACAAAAACAAAAACGGTAAGATTGATGGTCACGACTTTAAATTACTTCGCAAAGAAGAAACTGAAGAGCTAGATGAAGCCAATCATCGTGATTTTGCTTCTCAAGGTTTGATGCACCCAGACATGGCAAAGCATATGAAGACTGGACAAGAGGTGGACTTCTACCACTCTAAGACTGGTGATAAAATTTCTGGTGTTGTTAAGCACACTACTAGTGGTGAAGTTCATATCAAAGCCCACAAGGATGGTAAAATGGCTGCAGGTGATGTTCATAAATTCAAAGTTTCTTCTGAGTTAAAAGAAGATAAAATGACTACACAAAAAGATAAAAATGGCAAACTAATCAGCTTCAAATACGAAGGTGATTGGAAGAAAACTACTGCAGCATCTACTAAGAAAAATCCTGCAGGCAAGGTCGCTAATATGGCTGGTCAAGCAATGCAGAAAATGAGAAACATGTCTGAAGAAAAAGACGAGCAAGAGTATGGTTACGAAGGTGACATGGCTCTAAATCAATTGGCAACTCTAACACGATGCGCTGATATGATTAAAGAAATTCTAAAGCCAGACACTGATTTACCAGAATGGGTTCAATCTAAGATTACTCTTGCCACTGACTATATTCAAACTGCAGCTGACTACATGCACTCTGAGATGAACGAAGCTAAATCAGTTACTGTTAAGGTAAATGCAGCTGGCGATGCACCACACGAAGAAAAGTGGGAAGCTGTTAAGAAAGTAAAGAAACCAGTTGCTGAAGCAGTTCAAAAAGCAGACATTCCTGCTTACCTACGCAAAGCAAAAGGTGACACTCCATTAAAGATGGATGACCTAAAACGCAAAGATACTCTTTCAGATGCAGAAAATCTAAAGAGAAATCGTGGTGTTAAAGAATCGTTCGATGACGAAGGTAATCTAATCTCTAACAAAGTTTCATACAAAGAGTTTATGTTAGAGTATACTCCAGGTCCAGGTGGAGTTACTCAAATTAAAGGTCGTTCTTATGGAGCAAGTTACTCTGATCCAGAAGGCGCAGATGATTATGATGATAAAAAACCAATGAAGCCAGCAGCTGAGAAGCGTGGTCGTGGTCGCCCAGCTGGGGCAAAATCTGGTGCTCGTAAGATTACAGGCACTTCAAAACTAATGAATAAATAAATTAAAGTCCAAATCTAAGGAGACACAAAATGGCACTATGGGGCAACAAAGACTCTAAATCAGCAACAGGAACTATCGCTATCGCCAATACTGGTGTAGTGACTGGTACTTCTACGCTGTTCACAACTGAATCAAAAGTGGGTAACTCTATCATCGCTGGTGGTGTAGATTATCAAATCGTTTCAATTACATCTAACACTGTGGCTAAAGTTGTCATGGGTACAAACAATGGTAACGGTTTAGTGACTACTGTAGCTGGTGGCACTTCTTACACTTTATCTGAAAAACCAGCGAATGTAGCACACGGCTCTGCCGATACATTCGCCATGGGCAGATCTGGTTTAGTATTCGGTGTTGACGCTACTGAAGCTGTATCTGGTGGAGACAATGTTTCCGCTGTATCAGTTGCTTCTGGTGGTGCTCGTTATCTAGAAGTTCCAGCAGTCACTTTCTCTGGTGGTGCTGGTTCATCTGTTGCAGCTACTGCATCTATCGCTGCTGGTGCAGTTTCAGCAATCGCTGTAACTAATACTGGTACTGCTTATACTTCAGCACCAACTGTTGCTATTGCTAAACCTCGTCGCACTATTCCTACTACTGGTATTACTACAGGTACTGATACTATCGCTTATACTGCGCATGGTTTAAATGCTGCTGATGTACTTGTTTATAACAATGGTGGTGGTACTTCTGCTACTGGTTTAGTTTCTGGTACAACATACTATGTTATTGCTTCTGGTTTAACTGCAGACGCATTTAAAGTTTCAGCTACTGATGGTGGCACTACAGTTGATATTACTGGCACTGGTAATAATGCTCAGTTCTTTGAAATCTTTGCTGTAGTTAATCGTGCAACTGGTACTGCTGCACTAGGTGATGGTGCTGTTGGTGGTTCACAGCATGCTGGTTGGGTTCGTCGTACTGTTGGTACTGGCGGTCGTGCTGGTCGTGTTCAGTATGAAACATTAGTTGCTATGGGTTCAATCACTGGTGACCAATCTGACGATGTAGCGTTTAGAGATAGCTAATAAATACATGATGTAAGAGGGAGAGTTGTTCTCCCTCTCTTTTTTGAAGATAATATGGTTAGTGAAAAACTAAATGAAGGTAACTTTCTTGTATACGCAATGCATCACTACGATAATCCGCAGTGTCATAGCTTGCAAGAATTTGAAGAAGACATAAAGAAGTTCTTATATCTTAAGAAGTTACTTTCCAGATATAAAAACTATGATGAACTGAGAGAGCGATTAATCCTCAATCACATTATTGTACTTTATAATATCTTCGGTGAGTCAGCAACAAGAATGCTGTTCTACAAGATTGACAAATCATGTTGGGATGTGCTAGTTACATTTCTAGTATACCTTGATAGAATGCCAGCAGAGTTACCAGAATATGGTATCATTTTGTCTGATATAGTTTTGGATGAAAAAATTATATCAACACTTAGGAAAATTTAATGAGTCGCATAGTAGACAATTTAATTGCATATCGTATCCTCAAAATGTTAGTTACTAACTTTGATGACACAGAAGCATTCAAACTAGGTATCATTGATGCTAAGGGTAAGAATATTCGTAAAGCGAATACTTTACAAACATCCAAAGAAAGAGATGCATATACTTACTTGAATCGTTTAGTATTCAATGTAAAAAAGATTATCAACAGACTTCCAGGTGGCGAAAGCAAAATCAAATCATTGGTTGCTGCGCTTTGGTTAGTCAAAGAACACTATGAGTCAGGCAATCGTTCAACTGCATTAATGCAAGAAAAGTTTGACTCTATCATGAAACTGTTGGATAATCGAGTGTCGCTCGTTGAGGAAGAGATTATCGTTAAGAAGTTTCTTGATGAAGACGGTATTGCCAATGTTACTGGTGCAGCTGTTTCTACAGACCAACCAAAGATTGGTCCAAAAGAAATTAAGAAATACAAAGCTGGTCAAGCATCCACTATTGCAGGAATGACTCGTCGTCCGAAACCAGTGGGAGTTTAATAATGTGGATGTTAGCGTTTTTCCCTGATGCATTCTTAGCATGGATAATTAATACTATCCTTATTGCTGGTATCGTTGGATTCGCTGCATCCTTTTTCTTTGGTTATGTAGTTCGTTGGCTTCCAGCCATTGCACCTTATCACTTACTAATACAAGTAGTAAGCATTGTGCTTTTAGTTGCAGGTGTTTACTTTAAGGGTGGATACTCTGTTGAGATGGCATGGAGAGAAAGAGTTGCTGAACTCGAAGCCAAAGTCGCAATTGCTGAGCAAAAGTCTAAAGAAGTGAATGAAAAGATTGTCACTGTCTATAAAGACAGAGTCAAAGTTGTTAAAGAAACACAAATAGTTGTACAAGAAAAGATTAAGACAGTTGAAGTGAAGATTGATTCGCAGTGTAAGATAACTACTGATACAGTTGATATTTTAAATCAAGCTGCAACAGGTAAGAAATGAAACTATTTTTAGTTTTACCTATTGTTGTTTTATTATCAGGATGTCTAATTACGACACCTGTTAAAAGAAATTTTCCAGAAGTTCCAAA